CAGACACTTATCACTCTGACATCTGTGACGCTGTACTGTATGCTTGGAGGGAATGCCGTCATTATCTATCTGAAAAGCCAAAAGCCCAACCAAAAGAAGGATCAGATGCCTACATGAAAGAGCTAGAAATGAGAGAAGCTAGAGAATGTGAAGAACGTAAGAAAGACCCATATGCCTTTGAATTAGAGAAGTTATATGAGCAGGATATGGAAGAATTAGATAATATAATGGATGAACAATAGGAGAGGACATGTTAAATGAACTTGATGACGTGAAGTCCTTTATTATATGGTGTAAAAATAATAAAGTAAAATCGTTTAGGTCAAAAGAGCTAGAGTTCGAACTTTCTGACATAGGATTAGTAGAGGGTTTAGCTAATGTAGAGGAACTACAAAAGCACTTAGACGAATCTAAACATGAAAATGAACAAATACAAAAACAGGAAGACGATGAACTAATGTTTTGGTCTTCTAATACTTAGGATATTTCATGGATAATTATTCAGGAATTAACGGAAGTAAATGGTGGTTAGCTAGTAATAATGACTTATACCAAGAACTATTTGCTTATGTTAACAGTCTAGATAGTAAACAACAGTATAGATCAGCTGATAACCTAAGGTATGCTAGGTTATACGGAAACTTTGATTACTTTGGTCTAAATGCTTTAAATTACTACAGAGTTGAAGCCTCTTACAATGTAACCAATCGGGTTACTCTTAACGTAGTGCAGTCTATGGTAGATACTGTAGTCTCAAAGATAACTAAAAATAAACCAAAAGCTACATTCCTCACCTCCGGTGGGGATTTTAGTTTACAGACTAAAGCTAAAAAACTTACAAAATTTGTTGAAGGTATTTACGCTCACACTGATTTTTATGAAAAAGCTACTATGGCATTTCAAGATGCTTGTATTTTTGGCACAGGCTGTCTTAAAATTTTTATCGAAGACGGTCAAATAAAAACAGAAAGAGTAATGATTGAAGAGATAAAGATAGATGATGTAGAATCTTTCTATGCTAAACCAAGACAAATTCATCAAGTTAAGTATGTTCAAAAATCAGTTCTAAAAGAAACTTTTCCAGGTTTTGATTTACAAATAGATCAAGCAATGAATACAGACGATAACAGTTTTCAAGACTATCAATCGTCTACATATAAAGACATGGTAAAAGTTGTAGAGTCTTGGCACTTAAAATCTGGACCAAAAGCAAAAGATGGTAAACATACTATTTGTATCTCTAGTGCTACTCTCTTTGAAGAAAAGTATGATAAAGATTACTTCCCTTTTGTATTTTTTAGATGGGGAGATAGACCTGTTGGCTTCTTTGGTCAAGGTTTAGCAGAGCAGCTACAGGGTATTCAGCTAGAGATTAATAAAATACTAAGAACAATACAAGTATCAATGCACCTTGTCAGTGTTCCTAAGTTACTAGTAGAAGCTAGTTCTAAGATCGTATCATCTCACCTTAACAATCGTATCGGTGGTATTATTAAGTATGCAGGAACTCCTCCAACTTATGCTCCTCTTGGTGGTATCCCAGGTGAATTATTTTCTCATCTAGATCGTTTATATCAAAGAGCTTATGAAATATCAGGCATCTCTCAACTAGCTGCTCAATCACTAAAACCTGCTGGTCTAGACTCAGGTAAAGCCCTAAGAGAGTTCAACGATTTAGAGACTGAAAGATTTATGTCAGTAGCTAAACGATATGAAAAAACTTTTATGGATGCTGCTGAGATTATGATAGACATGGCTAGAGATTTATACCTTGCAGAAGGTGAGTTTAAAGTAAAAGCTAAAGACGGTAAGTTTGTAGAAAGTATTAGTTGGAAAGATGTAGACATGGATAAAGATAAGTACATGATGCAGGTATTTCCTACCTCTGCATTATCTAATACTCCTGCTGCTAGACTGGCAGACGTTCAAGACTTACTAGGTGCTGGTTTCATAGATAAAGAGGATGCCCTAAGTTTACTAGACTTCCCAGACTTAGAATCTACAATGAATTTATTAAATGCTGATTCTAAAAACTTAGAAAGAATTATAGAAAAAATGATGGATGAGGGTGAATACTTTCCTCCTGAACCATATCAGAATCTTGAAAACTGCCTAAGAAAAACACAACAGGCTTACTTATTATACAAAGTCCAAGGTGCTCCAGACGATAGACTAGAGCTTCTAAGACAGTTTATGGAAGACTGTCAGAATCTTTTAGAAAGAGCACAGGCAAAAGTTCCTAATCCACAAGAGCTAACACAACAATTAGCAGAGGCAGGAGCAGCTACAGCAGCAGCAGAAGTAGCTGAAAATATTCCAGAAGAACAGGACTTACTAACTTCTGGAGCCATAGATTTAAGTCAAGAAGGACAACCACAAGAAGAAATGGTACAGGAACAAGCAGTAGACGAACAACAGGTTATAGAATAAAATATAATAAGAATACAATAGTAGATCGGTAGATCGGGTACCACCCAAAAAGCTAAAGGAGCCAAAATGGAGAACACACACGAGCATCTAAATGATGTTGTAATGAACCAAGATTCTGACTTAGATGCGTCTGAGGAAGTTGAACAGTCATTAGAAGAAGCTAGAGAACCTGAAAAAAGTGATGATTTTTCACGCAAGTTTGCTGCTTTGAGCAGAAGAGAAAAAGAAATAAGAGCAAAAGAAGCAGAATATGAACAAAGAATAGCTGAGTTAGAAGAAAAATTTAGCTCCTATAACAAACAACCTGAGCCGGAACCAGAGTTACCGATAGAATACAGGTTGAAAAAAGATCCACTTAGAGCCTTAGAGGATATGGGTCTTAGTTATGATAAGTTGACTGAGCTAGCATTGAATGATGGAAAGCTTACCCCTGAAATGCAAATGCGATTAATGCGTGAAGAACTAGAAGGTGATTATAAAAAGAAGTTTGAAGACTTAGAAAATAGACTTCTAGAAAAAGAAAAGAGTGATGAGCAAAGACGATATGATGATATTCAAAGAGGTTTTCAAAACGAGATAGAAGACTTTGTTGAATCTAATGCAGATAAGTATGAACTAATACAAGCAAACGAAGCAAATGATATTATTTATGACGTTATTGAAGAGCATTACAACGACACTGGTAGAATCTTAGACATACAAGAAGCTGCCGAAGCCGTTGAAAGTTACCTAGAAGAAGAAGCTGAAAAAATCTTTAAACTAGGTAAATTTCGTTCTAAGTTTGGTATAGAGAACGATTTTGAGCAAGAGGAGTCCCCAAGACAGTCGCAAGTAACACTGTCGAACGCCATGTCTGCTCAGGCGAATGAAAGAGTAGGTAGAAAGCTATCGGATGATGAAAGTAAGGCTCTTGCAGCCAAAATGTTAAAATGGGATTAATTAATTTACTAAACTTAAAGGAGTTTAAAAATGGCACTTAATATGACTACTTTTGCTGCCGCCCTTAAGCAGCATTATACAAATGAAAGAATTGAGAATATGGTTTATAAAGATAATCCATTTCTCGCTATGGTATCTAAGTATGAAGACTTTGGTGGTGAAAACCTCAAGCTTCCTATCAAGTACGGAATACCTCAAGGGCGTTCAGCTACTTTTGCTGATGCTCAAGCTAACAAAACTAATACTCAGTTAAAAGCATTTTTGCTTACCAGAGTTTCCGATTATTCTTTAGCTTCTATCCAAAATGAAACTATTGAAGCTTCTAAAGGTAATGCAAACGCATTCATGGAAGCTGCTACTGTTGAAATTGATGGAGCTATCGAATCTGCTACTCGATCACTAGCTATTGCTCTTTATGGAGACGGTTCAGGTCAGATCGGTGTTGTTGGTTCACTAGCTACCACTACTGCTTCTAACGATACTATTACTCTAGCTACTATTGATGATATTACTAACTTTGAAGTTGGTATGCAGTTAAACTTTGGTACAGCTACAGCTAACAAAGAAATTTCTACTATCAACAGAGACACAGGTGTTATTCTTGTTAACGCTGCTTCAGGTGCTACTACTACAGAAGCTATTTATGTTGATGGTGATAAAGATGGAAAAGTTTCTGGTTTAGGTGCTTGGCTTCCATCATCTGCTCCAGCTTCTACTGACTCTTTCTTTGGTGTTAACAGAAGTTCAGATGCTACTCGTTTAGGTGGTATCAGATTTGATGGTTCATCTCTTCCTCTTGAAGAAGCTCTTATCGGTGCTGCTTCACGAGTTGCTAGAGAAGGTGGAAAGCCTGATGTTTGTTTCATGAACTACTCAAACTTTGCTGACCTAGAAAAAGCTTTAGGTTCTAAAGTTTCTTATGTTGACGTTAAAGCAAGTCCTGAGATTGGTTTTAGAGGTATCTTGATTCATGGTCCTAGAGGTCCTATCAAGGTAATACCTGATCAAAACTGTCCTAAGAACGTAGCTTTTATGCTTCAAATGGATGTTTGGAAACTTTACTCTCTTGGTAAAGCTCCTAAGATTCTAGACTCTGATGGACTTAAGTTCCTAAGGGATTCTTCTGCTGACTCTGTTGAAGTTAGAGTTGGTTACTATGCTCAGTTAGGGTGTAGAGGTCCTGGATACAACGTAAGAGTTGCACTATAATTTTTAAATAAT